CTAAGAGTCCCCCTCAACTGTGGTTCCCCATCGGACCCACAAGCCTGTGAAACAGGTTTAAAGATGACCTTCGTGAGATCATCGGATGATTGCTTACATTCCGTTAGGAATGGCCCTTACAGGTAACAACCCCAATGGTCGATAACAATCGAGGTTCATATGCGCAGTCTCTACTGGAGTGGTGATGGCCGATAGAAATATTTCCATCAACCTTCCCGGAAACACTCGCCAGGTCATCTCGTCGAGAGGCGCCTATCCCTCACCCGAGGGAGAGCAATTCTTCTCAGATGCCTTAGTAAGTGATGCCGAGGTTTATACCGAGGTATCTTCCGGAGTCAAGAGGCGTAAGCCGCTTGGCTGGATGCCCCCTACGGGGTATTCACTCTCCACTGTGCATTATCAGAGAGCCCGCGGCTCTGTCATTAATAAGGGAATGCCGCTATACGGCTGGTCCCGAACTACTGGCACGGTCGATTCATGGAACAGCCTCAATCACTTCAATGAGATTGGTGCTGAGGGCGTCCTCACCGAGGATGCGAGCGCCCTACGTGATCGCGCTCTTATCACGGCTCTTGCTGCGCTGAAGGGAAAGAATGTCGACTTAGGAGTCGCATTCGCTGAACGGAAGCAAACAGCAGAGTTCGTGTCTGATACGATCGGCTCCATTGTCAGTAGCGTACGAAATCTTAAACGAGGACGTGTGCGAAAAGCAATGGCTGACTTGGGTCTCACTCATAAGGCAAGGGAACCGCGAGGTTCTAACTGGCCCCGAAAGTGGCTCGAGCTCCAGTATGCCGCTAGACCTTTGTATTCCGATATTTACGGAAGCGTCGTCGCGCTTAGCAAACGCGACGCAGGTGACTGGAGAGTCACTGCAAAGGGGTCCGCTAGTAAAGAGATATCCCGCACCCGTCCTCCTTCGGGGGGTGGCAATGTGGGTGAGTACTATGGGACCTTAAATGGCTCACTGGGCGTACGCGTCCGGATTGATGCCCTCCCTAGCGCCGGTCCGTTGGCCGCTGCTAGATCCGTAGGCTTGACGAATCCCGCGCTCATCGCGTGGGAACTTGTACCGTTCTCGTTTGTAGTCGATTGGGCCCTCCCAATCGGCGACTACTTGAACTCCCTTGACGCTTACCTCGGGTTCGACTCGTGGTATATCGTCACCTCCGTGAGGAGTGAGGGAATCTGGGTCGGGACAGGGCGCTCGCCCTTTCCGACAGCAACTCCAGATAGGAACGGAATTGAGAACAATTTCCGTGAATACAAGCGCATCTTCAGTTTGAGCCGGACTGTTTCGACAGAAAAGCTCCTGCCGGTGATGCCTCGGTTTAAAGATCCGACGTCATTGTCTCATCTCGCCACGTCCTTGAGTTTGCTAACTCAAGTGTTTGGCAAGGGTCGTATTTCCAACTACGTCAAGAACTAGGAGGCTTAAATGCCCGCTATCGCAGCACTTGTACTGGCCGACGGCCAGTCATCCCCGGCCAATCATACCTTTTCGCCCGGAACCATTGAGAATGGCCGGGTGATGTGGGAAGATCGGTCTATCGAGGTCCCCGCCGGCCGCCCCTCTATCACCGCCGAAGTTCGGCGTGCTGGTACGGGTGGTCTTCAGGTGAATCAGACGAAGGGCGGTTTCAACCTCCCGACGCTGAACGACACTGGGAACGAAAACCCCAATGCCGTCCTCCGCAACTCTTCGGGGTCGATTGTGCTCAATCTGCACCCGCAGTCTACTCTGCAGGAACGCAAGGACCTGTTGGCCTACATGACCAACTGGCTCGCGTTGGCGGTCGTCAAGACCGCAGTCAATGACACGGAATCCTGGTACTAGCCTCACGGTTAGGATCAGCTTCTGGATCCGAAAAGGTCTGGAAGTTCTAGTGCGTTGGCGCCGATGAAGATCGGCTTTCTGCAATCCTCCTAAAGGAGATTTCCATGCGTAAACGCTGGAATGAGTGGGCTGTCAAGGGCTTTTCGAACGAACGGTTTGTGACCGCACTTTCCACCCTGACAGGTATAACGCCTGTTGGTACCCTGGGAAGGGACACCCCTCTCGACCTACGGTCGGAGGCACGCGCTCGCGGATCGTTGTTGCTTAGTGAATGTTTCTCCAAGTACGATGATGGGAAACCATCTGAGGCTAAAGAGACGGAAACCTGGCGACGGTTCTGGGAAGCTGAAGACCTGTGTAAAAGAACCAACGAACGAGTGTCCGCTGGAGCTTTACGTGATGCCTTCTGGGCTAATGTAAGGTTCCGTATCCAAGCGGCGCTTGGACGCTTTTCATGGGACGCCTGTGCAGAGCACTTCGCATGGGGGCCGGGCTCAACAACCCGAATCCCGTACTCGAAGAGGTTCGCTGCATACAAATACTCTGGTACGCCAGAGTGCACTCCTGGGAATGCTGCTCTTGGACGTACCTTACTTAGGTACATCCCCGCGTGGAACCACGCGGTGGTCTATCGACCAGAGGGACCGGGCTTGCCTCTTCGAGAGGTGCTCGGTAACAGCATAGTCAAGGTTCCGAAGAGTTATAAGACCGACCGGACGATCGCTAAAGAGCCCTGTCTGAATATTTATATCCAGAAGGGCATCGGGCGCGTAATCCGTCACAGGCTTAAGCGAGTGAACGTCGACCTCGACGACCAAGAACGGAATCAACAAGCGGCCCGCCTCGGGTCTCTTGATGGTTCCCTCGCTACTATCGACTTGTCGATGGCTAGCGATACAGTCGCCTTTGAGTTGGTAAGTAACCTCCTTCCTAATGAGTGGTGGTACGCACTGGAGCAGTGCCGAAGCCCTTATGGGACTCTTCCTTCTGGTGACCTCGTTCATTACCAGAAGTTTTCATCGATGGGAAACGGTTACACGTTTGAGCTTGAATCGCTCATATTCTGGGCTATTTGCCAGAGCGTGTGTTGCCCACTTGATGAATTGGACTATCGCGTGTGCGTCTATGGGGATGATTTAGTAGTCCCCACGGAACACTTCAAAACCGTGGTCGAGCGACTCGAAGAGGCAGGGTTCAAACCCAACTCTAAGAAAACGTTCGGCTCTGGCCCTTACCGAGAAAGTTGCGGAAAGCACTTCTGGAAGGGACGCGATATAACTCCGTTCTATGTCAAGAAACCGATACAGGGAGGGCGACTTGATCGCCTCTTTCTCGTTCATAACAACCTCGCAAGGTGGTGTGAACGGGGAGGTATCCTGGCTCATGGTCATCTTAGGGTGATTCGTGAGCTAGCTCCTAGTACTTGGCGTAGACCGCGGCTGCCAGATGGCGTTGGCGACGGTGCCTTCATTGGGCCTGTTGATCAGCTACGTTTGGATTCTCATCCTCACGGATGGGAGTATTGGCAAGTAAAAGTCCTGACGGTTTCTAAAAGAGACCTACTCGACGAGTTGCCAATCGGTCAGTTAGTGGCTTCCCTCATCGGGAGTCCACTGACGCGATTGTTGCCTGGTGGGTGGGATTTCAAACCACCTTTCCCGGCGCCCTCCAGGGCCGGTGAGAGTTCCCAGACATGGGATATTACCGAACGAATCGCAGCGACACCCGTAGATCCTCTTGATGTCTTGGTCGTCGAGACCATTAACCTTGAAAAAGGACACAAAGATCTATGGCAGGAGGTGGGTCTCGGCTTCTCGGCCTTTGACCTACTCCCGATCCCCAACTACGATGCAGACTCATCCCTAATACGGGTGGGCGAGCCTCTCTAGTTGTTTGGCCTGACTAGGCCTGGTAGGGGCGTTACTACGTCACCGAAAAG